CCCCTCTCGGGGCTTCTTTCTAGGCAACCAACATGTAATTGAAACAGGAGACTTATATGAAACATCCGTCTGAATATGAATGGGAATTAATTCCTTATTCGTTCAAACTTTTTAGAGATTACCGTTCCGATAAGGAAACGGGATCTCTGATGGTTCATTATGTTCGCCGTGTTTCAATGTTAATACATGAATGGGTGTCTTCTCTGTTCACCTTTATTAGGAGAGCATTATGACATGGTACCCTTATGTAGCGGAAGAATGGAGTGATAATGATTATCACCACCATATCCGGCACGATCTTCGTGGTGGCGATAACACGCCATACGAACTGAGAAAACGCGGAATTTATGAAGAAAATTCATTTTCGCGTTCTATCTTTGAAGAGGATTCAGGTAATATCACCTATGGAACTGACTCGATAACCATATCGAGTCATGTTCTCAAGTGGATTAACTTTAATTACTCTTCGATCGACTACCCACTAACTGCAGACCTTCTTGCGAATGTCTATAGTAAATGGAAGGGTTCCGACTTTTCAGTCGGAGTTACCGTGGGCGAAGGAAAGGAGTCTTTGCGCATGATTGCGGATAGACTTCAGTCTCTAGCCTGTGCAGCACTCGCTTTAAAACATGGGAATTTCTCCCAGGTTGGGCGATGTCTTGGCAAGATGCCGAGATCTGCACGTCGTAGTGCTCAAAAGGCACATGCATCTGGTCAAGCTAATTCAGCTTGGCTAGAACTGCAGTTCGGATGGCTACCTATGATCAATGATATCTATGAAGCGACGGATCAGATTTTATTCAATCCGTTGATCAATCGATATCGATCAGGCAAGTCCGAAGTTGGTTACATCACACCGGCCAGTAGTTATACTGTCGCGGATGAAGTAATCAGGTCAATGAACGAGAAAAAGCGGTTCTTAATGCTTGTAGCAAAAAATGAACCTGACTTCCTCGAACGCTGGGGATTAACAAACCCAGCAGGAGTTATTTGGGAATTAATCCCTTACTCCTTCGTCATCGATTGGTTTCTGCCAATTGAAGACTATTTGACCTCCTTGCACGCACTTAGTGTGATACAAGGAACATTTGTTGATTCCCAGACTTTCGAGAAAGGGTTCAACTACTGCATTAAACTCGGCAGGCCTTACAAGCCTGGCTCTTCTGTAATCTTTAAGGATGGGAATCCTTTGGGTTACAGGCGAGAATTCGAGTTTTCTAGAACTATAAAAACACCACTCTCGCTAGGTTTCGACTTAGCGAAAGACTTGCCACGTGCTATCGTCCCTAAATGGGATCTTAACATTAAGCAAGTTGCAAATGGTGCTTCTTTAGTTATGCAACGCCTCCGTTCACTTAGGTGAGCAAAAAACGCCTAGTCGGCTTGCGCCGATATAGGAATTTCAACCGATCGAAAGATCATAACCAACCTTTTAGAGGTATATAACGATGTCGAATATTACCGTCATCACTTTGACAGACGCTGAATCCACACCTGTGGATCACACTTTTAACCCTATCTCAACGTACCCCTCAGTATTTCGTGAAAACGACGATACTGAAGTTCCGCGAGTAGGAGAAAGTGAACTGATCCTTTCCGTTAAGGAAGGAAAAGACAGCGAATCTATCAACAAGGTACGCGTTACTTTGCGTATTCCAGTCCTTGAAGAGTCTTCGGGCGCGGCAAGTACTGGCTATGTGGCTCCTCCCCGAGTGGCGTACTTCAATCAGGCAATAGCAGAGTTTCTGCTACCTGGTCGTGGTACTCCTCAACAGCGGCTTAACCTGATAACCATGATCGCTGATGCGCTCACGGATGCTCAGGTGGTTGCTGCTGTCGAGAAACTCGAACAGCCGTATTAATGGCTAGGGGGACAAAATGTACACTTCGTGTCGTTTTGATACTTCTTTCTCATTTGAGAAGAGTATCCACATCATCCGGTATATTATTGATAAGCTCGGCTGCTCGCGTTGGATACGCGATTTGGTCGATAATGCGGAATGGGAAAAACTCCTAACCGCAACGCTGAATCCCTCTGAGTATGCGGATGCATACCAATTATGGAAGGATAGGCAAGCCTTAGCGTTCTTTCAAAAGAACAAAGGCATACCTACCACCATTAACAGAGAGAAGGCGGCTTTCAGTAAGTTCGTTGAAGCTGAGTTTCAGTGCTTCAAGATGAATGCATCTTTGCAAAATAAATGTCACCAAGGTATCTCAGAAAGATACTCTGGCGCGTCACTTCGTTTTGAAGTTATGCGGAAAATTGACACTATTTTGGGAGATGTACCCTCGCTTGAAGAGCTGGAGCCTGGCTTTGGCCCGGGATCAAACGTAGGACTGAGTAGATTAACATCTATACGTCGAAAATTATCGACGAGTCCCACGGTTACCACAGACACTCTCAATGTTTTGGAATCACTGAGAGGGAGCCACCCACATTGGACGCAGCTTGAAAAAGCAGAAGTCGTTGAATGTGGCAAACTCACGTTTGTGCCGAAGTCAGCGGTCACTGATCGATCAATCTGTGTAGAGCCCTTATTTAATACCTACATCCAGAAAGGATATGGTAGATATATAAGGTCTCGATTGCGCCTTTTTGGATGCAATTTGAATACACAGGCTAAGAACCAATTGTTGGCCCGAATAGGGTCTAAAACTGGCGCTTATGCAACCATTGATTTATCATCCGCCTCCGATACCGTCTCATATGAGTTGGTAAAAGAGTTACTACCATACCAATGGTTTGAAGCCTTATGCGCTTGCCGAACCCCAAAGGTGAAATATGGAGATTTAGAAATAGATCTTTCCAAATTTTCATCAATGGGAAATGGCTACACATTTGAGCTCGAATCATTGATATTTTTCGCTCTCGTTTTGGTAATTACAGGTTACAAGAAAAGACGACATAGAAGTCAACTTTTCACTGTAGCTGTCTATGGGGACGATATTATCGTTCCTACTAGATTTGCAGCCCCTGTAATAGAAGGTCTGGAAAGTTTCGGATTTTCGGTTAATACCGAGAAAACGTTCCTAGAAGGACCTTTTAGAGAGTCGTGTGGTAGTGATTACTTCGACGGTGTGAATGTTAGACCTTGTTATTTGAAAACGAAATTCTCCGTTAAGGAGCTCTTCCGCTTTCATAACTATTTCGTAAGAAATTACGAAGATGGTCTAGCAAACGAGCTTTTACAATTCATCCCTAAACGATTTCTGGTCTTCGGACCAGATGGTTATGGTGATGGTCACCTTCTTGGTGATCATCCAACCAAACGCCATAAATGGAATCGTCAGTGGGGTGGATATGTATTCCGCTCTTTTACGTGTAAACCTTACGTTCGGCGTGAGCCGTTGCAAGGTGACTACGCGGCTTTTCTGTATTTTACAACTACAGACAACCGTAAGTTTGATAGTCCGCATGCGGACTACAAACTTAGTAGCGAGTTAAAGGAGGCGCTCTACCAAGAGCGACCCGATAATCCGCACTATAGTCTTACTCGTATATACACCTTTTAGGCTAGTCGTGTTGACTTTCCTATCCCCTCCGTGAGGAGGGGGGGCCGGGATTAATTACCCGGTGAAGACTGCC